CAAATTATCAAACGCAACAAGGTGTAGATGGTGACTTCTGATCTTCCATACAGAATCCAAACTTCCGCCGGACATAGAAAGTATCTATGCTCCGGCATTTATATGCCGAGTGTAACTACTGTTCTCTCGGCTACTGAAAGCGAAAAGTCCAAAGCTGGTCTTAGGAACTGGCAAAAGAATAATCCGGGTGCGCTAGAGGCAGCATCAACTCGCGGCTCGGCTATTCACCTTGGATGTGAGAACTACCTCCGTGGATTAGACCCTGCGATTCCTGAAGATTATTTAGATTTTTGGAATGGTATGTCGACATACCTTGATTGGTTTGATACAATTCATTGGTCGGAGCGTCCTTTGCGTCCTGACTGGAATCACTTAAGAAGTGAAGATAGAGAAGTCGCATTTGTTTGGAGTACGGAGCATAAATATGCAGGTTGTCCTGACCTCATTGGTGAAATCGGCGGAGTACGAATTATTGCTGACTTTAAAACTAGCAATGCTCCTTACTGCGCTTCTTTTCCTGATCGTGGAGATCGAATTGGATTCGGTGGTTACCGAAAATATACGAAGTGTGCGCAGCAAATGGCCGCGTACCGATACGCATTGAACGAGCGTACTGGTTTCCTGTGTGATGCTGCTTTGATCATTGTTTCTACACCAGAAATAACTCAAGGCATCTTCATTGATGGAGATCAGCTTGCTTTACACGAATCACGTTTCTTGAAACGTTGTCAACAATTCCATGAAATAGATAATGAAACTACGGATTGCAGTACACAAGAGTTGCAAAAACAAGCAGAGTAAACCTGCTCGCGATTGGCAAAATATTTTAGAAGATCTTGATTGGTTGCTTGGTTGGGTACAAAACGGATATGGCTGGTGTGCAACTCACTTCCAAGCCAGACACAGAAAAGCTGACAATTCAGCTGGCTCCAACATGGTCGTCATCGACTTTGATGGTGACACTACCCTTGCTCGCTTCTGGTCAACCGATACAGCAAGACACTGGTGTGCAGCTACCTATACATCAGCTAGTCATTCAGAGACAGAGCACAGGTTCCGAGCCCTTTTCCCTCTAGGCAAAGAGCTGAACTCCACTGCTGAACACAAGGGTGCCTATTGGCTGATCGTGAATCGATTACTTGCAGAGCTAGAGCTCAATGAGCTTGCTGATAACTGTGGGCAAAAACCTGAGCGTCTGTGGTTTGGGAATACAAAAGCAGAGATAAACAAAAACAATGAGTATGAACCAGTTCCTGAATTTCTTCTCAATGATATTGCCTATGAAGAATCTTCCAACTTTATCTCAGCTGACGTAACCGAGATAGATATAAAACGTGCACAGTGGCTTCTAGAAAGCTTCTTAGTGCCTTCTGACGATGGTGAGTATGAAACATACTATGTACCTGTCATGGCAGCTTGTGCAGGCATTGGTCAGCCTGTATTTGATTCATGGGTTGAGTGGGTTCTAAAAGGACACCATGGTGAAAAACGTGAAAATATACAGCCATTTAAATGGAGAGGTCTTGGTACTTACTCTGGTCCAACTACACTGTATTCACTTGCTAAAAAGCAAGATGCAGATTGGGCACATAAGCTTCCATCACACCTAAGATTTGGTGCTGTCGGAGCAGCTGCAGGTTATACAGAGTTTGATCCAGTACCAGATATTGATCAAATTCTAGAATCACACATACAACAAAAAGGTAATAAAACATCTATGAGTAATCTTGACGACAATATTGTTCCTGAGCCTTTACCAGATTCAGATCAAGTCAAAAAAAGAGGACGTCCTAAAAAGACTGATGATGATCTAGCTAAACAACGTGAGTCAGATGTACAAAAAGTAAAAGAAATTCTTTCTAACTTACGTAAGAATGAACTGACCGGAGCAATTGAATACACACAAAATGGTGGAGAAGTTGTCTTCCTCCAAGGTCAAGACTTAGATCTTATGACTACTAAGCTTGCTTGCGAGAATGGTGTATTTATTCCTGAGCAACGTATTAAATCAGCTATTCAATATGCAGCCAGTAGGAATCGCTACTGTCCTATCAGGTCATATCTAGATCACTGCTCATCAAATGTTGAACCTTTTGATGGCTGGGACAATATTGGTGAAACCTTCTTAGGTAACTCTAATCCGTTAGCCACTATGACTATGCAACGGATGATGATCGGTGCTGTAGCTAGAGCATACGATCCAGGTTGCACCATGTCTTGGCTACCAATTTTAGTTGGTCCACAAGGTGCAGGTAAATCAATGTTTGCTCGAAGCCTTGTACCCCAAACTCTATTCTCAGAAATTACCACTCCTCTAGATACTTTGATGAGGGAGCAGTATCGACTGCATGTTGCGTGGCTTCTAGAGTTGCCTGAAATTGACAATTACTTTAACTCAAGGAATATTGAAAACTTTAAAAATCTAGTAACTACTCGTGTTGATGAAGTCCGTTATCCCTATGCTTCGCTACCTAGCAAGCTTCCTAGGCGCTTTGTGTTTATTGGTACTACTAATCGTAACCAGTTTCTGGTTGATAGTACCGGTAACCGTAGATTTGTCCCTCTTGAGTTAGGACCAGGCTTCCAAATTCCTTGGAAAGAACTGTGTAACTTGAGGGATAGTTTGTGGGCTTCTGCTGTATCTGCATATCGAAACAATGAAGGATATGAGTTTACAAGTGGTGAGATTGCACATATATTTGAGTACATCCAAGAGTTCGGTGATCCCGATCCTTGGCTTGATAAGATTGCATCCTATGTTGCAATCAGAGAAGAAGTCAGAACTGCTGATGTTCTTACCAATGCTCTAGAACTTGACCCTCGTAATCAAGGTCGTAAAGAGAGCAGACGAGTAGCAGATGTTCTTCAATCAATGGGTTGGAGAAGACTTGTTACAAGCAGAAAAGATCCCAATGGGAGATCCAAGTCTGTACGTATTTGGCAACGACCTAAGAATGATCCTCTAAATGAAGATCACATTCTTAATGACTTCTAATTACACTTTAAATAAGTAAATTTATATTATTCAGATACAATGAAAGCTAAAGATATCAAGATTGGGCAACGTGTTTCTGTGTCTCCTATTGACCGAATCGCCCTAATCGTAGGCCATCCCGAGTACTACACGCCTCGTGCACAGTTAGTACGAATTAAGTACGAAAATAGCACTCGCTATGAGCACAAGATTAATCATCAACTCACTTTGCTTCCTACACAGGAACAGTACCCAGCTCATGGTGGGTTACATGTAAAACCCGAGGGTACTTTTTAATGCCTGAATCCCAGCCAAGTAAAAAGGTTGGTGGCCATACTTATGGACGCCGTAATCTTATTCTCTCTAATACAGCAGAAGAGGGTGCCCTCTGTCTTTACAGCGGTCACTCGATAGGCAGGTTTAGTTCTAGCTCTATGCGCTATGACAGCCATCAAGCCTGCGTGCGCTGCGTAGCTGCTGCAAGAGAAGGGCGTATGTCCTTCAACATCGATCGGCTACTAAAGAAAGAACGTAAGCGTGCACTTAAGTTTTGGTCAAAGGTAGACATTGCCCAACCTGATGAATGTTGGGAATGGCAAGGCTATAAAGGCAATGGCAATGGCATGCCTCAATTTCCGTGGAGGCGGCCAGGGATCAGTACCAGTACACAACACCATCCACAGCGTGTTGCTATGTGGTTTACGTGGGGAGATCTTGGCTACACTGGGGTTAAATCTACGTGCGGCAATAAGTACTGCTGTAATCCTTTTCACCTTATACCCCAGAAAATTGGGGTCTTTGTTGACTGTGATTCTTATCTAGAAAGTTTTGAGCTTGCATGCGAGTTACATACTCTCAAGCAACAAATTGCTGAGTACAACCTTGAGCAAGCTGTCAAAGAACAAGAGAAACTTATCTCTCAACAGGAATTAGAAGACAGATCAAATCTACTTTTTGAGCCTGACACCAACTTCTCAGATAGATTCCAAGCTGTTGTAGAAGATATGCTCAGTGGCCGTCATCCTAGCCAATCATTTACATCACCCAAGAAACGTGCTGTAGATGATGAAGATGAAAACTCCACGGAAAATTTTTAATTAACCTATCCTTAGTAAAGAGTCATTTTAATATGTCTAGACGTAGTGATCTACTTCAGCGGCTAATTTCATCAGAGAAATTTGGCAAAGAGAAAGAACAAGAGCAGAAGTTCCTTATGGCTACTGCTGAGTTGATTCTTTCAGATCTTATTAATATTGCACTTACGGGTGTAGAAAAAAGAGGGACTGGCTCATTAGTCATCAATCTTTTAAATGATTCCACAACGTTCATGTGGCCTGAATCTATTGAGTTTGATCTTAAGACAGCAGAGCGAGAAGAAGACAAGGAAATTGTTGACTTCCTTCGTGACCTGCTAGAAGAGATTGAAAACAATGACTGGTCCACAAATGTCTTAATAACATTAATTAGTGATGCTGGAACAAGAACATTTGCAGTCGAAGCAGGTAGGTGCCAAGAAAGCTTTAGAGCGCTCGCAGAAGAATTTATCGGATAAGCTTGCTGCCAAAGGATTAAAGCTCCCCCTATATCCCACACCACAGATCATTGATCGTGCACGTGCTGTTATGGGAAGTATTGACTTTGATCCAACCTCAGATCCCGTCCAACAAGTTTTAGTTGATGCAACCTCAGTTCCAAATATTGAAGTCAATCCACTTCAAGAGCACTGGCATGGAAATGTTTGGGTAGCACCTAAAGGTGCAGTTAGAGACTGCCGAATCTGGCTGAACAAAACTATTAGCGAATACCGCAATGGATATATCAATAGCTTTGTACTCTTTAGCAGTGCTTCCGAGCTCCTCCGTGCAGCTCCACTTCTTTGGGATTATCCAATTTGTATCCCATTCAAAAGAGTTAAACAACTTCGTGCAACTTCTACAGGGTTTGAAGCTGTATCTCCATCGACCTGGAACTTGATTGTATATGGCCCTCCAATTCATCAAGCACTAACTGACATTGATAAAGTCTCACTGTTTTATGACAGCTTTAGAGATATCGGTCGTGTTATTTACAGTGAATATGCAGGGGATAATTGGAAGAAAGACCTTGAATATTACGAAGAAAATAAGGGTAATATCTGATGTCTAAGCACATTGCTCCCGATTGCTTGTACACCCTACCTTCTGCTGATAAGGTTCATCCCTGTCGATTGATTGTTAAAGATGGTACTTTAATGTGGAAGCATGCGCTTTTATTTGAAGATGAGTTTGTTTGCTTGCCTAAATCAGAAGCACACGAGAGACACATAATAAAAACTGCTCAGCGCCTAGAGGAACTGAACAGTTGGGTTTCTCAAGGATTAGAGCCTTGGAACTCTTTACAAATTAAAGGTTGGTATCAGCCTTTCGTATCCGAACTATCTGAAGGTATTGCTGCTTATTTCGTACATAGCACTCATGACCTTTCAACAATGTTTACTGACTTATCGCCACACATTCAAGATCATGAGACTCTAGAACTACGTAAGAATTATCTATTCTTCCAACGTTGTTGACACTAAGGCCGCTTATCTGCGGCTTTAATAGTTTAACGAATCAACTAAACGATTGAGATACCATTGTGCTTTCTCTGCATCTTCTTTACCATTTGATTTGTACCACAGACGCAGCAAATATTTCAGTACTTGTGCCTGAAGAAACCCTTGCTTAGTGCTAGGTGCAGCCTCGATTGCGTCTTCAATTACTTCAATAGCTTCGATCCGGCCAGCTGTGTAATGAGCAGGGCTATTGACCATATCTGTAGTCACTTCTTTCTCTCCGTATTCCCAGATCTTATCATTTGTAAATTTAAGGGTTGGGAAGAAACTCTCTTCTGAAAAATTACCTTTGACTGTGCTCATTGTTTGTCTCGCATATTGATTGCTCACTACTTAATATAGATACTAGAATCAAATACTGTGGATATGCCAAGCCCTAAAGGTGACCCGACTTACATCAAAAATAAAGAACGATTCTTTATAGATGTAGCCTTAACTATTAGTAAAGCATCTACACATCCCAAATGCCCTGGCGGATGTATTATTGTGCGAGATAGAGAGATTATAGGAGATGGTAGAAGCTTAGTTACAGACAGCATGGTGGAGATTGACTGCATATCATATGCAATTGCAGCTGCCGCTAAAGCAGGGACTCCTGCAATCGGAGCTGTAATTTATTCAACTCGATACCCGTTTTCGACATCTATATTTCAGGCACACATGATGGGAATCAAAAAGATTGTTCTCCTGGCTCATGACTGGGAGCCATATTACAAAGAAGAGTTCAGACGTTCTGCACGTCTTGCTCGCGAATTAAACATGGCAATTGAGCCTGTGTTTTTAGACAAAGACCCAAGATTTACCAAGAATACAAATGACCGAGATATTGACGAAACTCTCTACCCGGAAGCAAACCCGTTTGCGCCAGATAAATATGATCCAGACAATGCAACACATACCTTCGATGACAACACAACTACTCTTTGACCTTGAATCAACTGGACTACTCCGACGTGGATCTACTCTCCACTGCATGGTTATGCGTGATGCTGTCGACAGCAGTACTCATATCTTTGATCATCAGCCTGACCGTTCCATCATCCAAGGAGTAAAGAAACTAGAAGGTGCCGATCTACTTATCGGGCACAATATTATTGGATTTGATATTCCATTACTGAAAGAACAGTTCCCTGACTTTGATCCCAAAGGTCAAGTCATGGACACACTTGTGTTGAGCAGACTTTTCTACCCACACATCGAAGATCGTGACTACGAACGTCGTCCCAATGGTATGCCACAACGTATGTATGGCAGACACTCACTCGAAGCTTGGGGATATCGACTGAAGTGCTTCAAAGGTGACTTTGGTAAGCACGATGGCAACTGGGCTGTCTATACACCTGAAATGTTGGATTACTGCATCCAAGACACCGAGGTCACCCTCAAACTATGGCAACTTATGCAACGGAGAATCAAAGACTATGCCTGATAAAAATGCACCATTGACTTCAGAAGAAATTACTGAAGCAGCTGACATCTTTTTCCCACTATTTTATATTGTTCATAAACGTATGCCAGAGTGGGCAACGACTGAAGATACATTGAAAGTTATGGAAAATGTAGCCAAGTTAGCTCAAAAAGAAAGATCTAAAAAACGAGAAGAAGCTACCAAACTGAAGTTCGGTTTTAACAACACACTTAATACTGAAGAGGATACTAATGAAAGTGATTGATTGCGTTGCACTTGAAATGCGCATGGCATCCATCATGGCTCAGCAAGAGGCAAGTGGTTTTCGCTTTGATCTACAAGCTGCTGAACGTGTGCGTGCTGAGTTTGAACAGGAGATGAAAGATCTCCAAGATAAGATAGCTAAACGTTTTATTTATGTTCCCGGAAAGGTGTATACACCTAAGCGTGCAAATAAAACTAAAGGTTATAGCGCTGGTGCGCCTATGACCAAGCTGCTTGATTTTAATCCTACGAGCCGTCAACACATTGCATGGGCTTTGCAGAACTTCAGCAGTGCTCGCTTTACGAAAGTCACTGACACAGGTAAGCCAAAGGTTGATGAAGCTGCACTATCCGAGCTACGTGACCGGGCACTGCAGCAAGGCAACACCAAGCTGCATGAGGAGTGTGAGATGTTTATTCGTCTTTTAACTCTTCAGAAGTGGATGGGACAACTGTCTGAGGGTTCGAACTCCTGGTTCAACACTATTGCTGATGACGGCTGTATTCATCACAGCTGCTCACTTGCCACAATCAGCGGTAGAAATGCGCATCGATCTCCAAATTTGGGCCAAGTTGTATCTGCGCCTTGGGCACGTCAGTTATTCATTCCTCACCCTGGCATGGTGATGGTGGGGGCTGATTTAGAAGGACTCGAACTTCGGGCACTTGGGCACTACCTCGCAGTCTTCGATGAAGGAGCTTTTGCTGATGTTGTTATCAACGGTGATATTCATACTCAGAATGCAGAGCGCGTTGGTTGCACAAGATCTGAGGTGAAGTCCCTGGTCTATGGGTTTATTTATGGAGCCGGTGATGTCAAGTTGGGGCACATTTTACACCCAGAGTTGAGTGATGCTCAGAAGAAATCACTTGGTACTGAGCTACGTCGTAAGTTCCTTGATGCTATCCCAGGTCTTGAACCATTAGTCAATGCTGTCAAAGCTAAAGTTCGTAGTGCTGGACAACTAAAAGCACTAGACGGTCGTCCTATCTTTTGTCGAGCAGAACATAGTTCATTGAACTTTTTGCTGCAGTCATGTGGTGCGATTTTGAGCAAGAGATGGTGTGTCATTGGACAAGATTTGTTAGATGAAGCAGGTCTTGTCTATGACCATGACTACACCCGCTGTGCATACGTGCACGATGAAGTTCAACTTTCAGTTATTCCTACAGAAGTAGACAGGGTTAAATCCCTGCTTGTAGAAGCAGCACCTATGGCAGGCAAGTATTACAACTTCCGTGTTCCGATTACTGCTGCTGCAGACAACGGCGATAACTGGGCTGCAACTCACTAAAATATATTTAGTTATTAATATAATTATGGATACAGATACCAAGCTCATGCTCAGTAAATGTGCTGAGCTGTGCGAAAAAGTTTACTCAGAAGAACTTGATTACATTGTTGATGAAAGCATTCCTGGTTACCAGATATTTGCTATTGAAGGCACTAAAGAGAAGATTGATTGGTTTACCAATATTAAATTCTTATTCCGCTCAAATGGTATGCATCGTGGGTTCAAAGCAAACGCTGAACGCACAATGGTTCGAGCTATTGCAAATGGATATGAACTCAATGATGACAAGAAGCTAGTCCTTACGGGCCACTCTTTAGGAGGTGCATCTGCTGTATGCCTTGCAGACCTACTTAAAGAGCGCTTCCCAGACCTAACCATTGTCACGTTTGGTGCACCACGTCCAGGCAACCGCTGCCTACGTGAGCGTCTTGCAGGCTTTGAGCACTACCGTTACCGGCATGGTGATGACATTGTTCCTCTTACTCCTCCATGGCTTACAGGTTACGTGCATACAGCCCCTGTAATCATGCTGGAAGATGCCAATGATCGTTTGCTTGACCGGATCCAAGATCACAACATTGGTTCTTATCGTATTCAACTTAATAAGTATCTGCTTTCTGTCTGATTGATACAATCGCAATATGGAAGAACTTCATATTGCTGCTGAGTTTGATGAGCGTGCAATACGTGCGCTCCATTGTGCTGTGTCAATGACACTAGAGAAATGGACAGGGCAAGGTGAAGTAGATCAAGAAGA